AATCAATGTCAAACTTAAAATTACAGGAATATGGAAGTAGTGGTCATAGACAAGGCGACTTTCGAGAGGATACTCTCGGAGTTCGAGAATTTCGCGAGAAAGGTGGAACGTCTCTGCAGGGAACATGAGGATCTGGGAGAGAGGGAATGGCTTGACAGCGATGACGTGTGCAGGTTGCTCGGTATCAGTCCGAGAACCCTGCAGACGATGCGGGAGAACGGGACGCTGGCTTACACCAAGATAAGCCACAAGGTGTATTACAGACCGGAGGATGTGAAGGCTGTCTTTCCCGTGGTGGAGATGAAACGGTGTATTGCAGCCAATAAAGGAAGATACTGTAATACCGATACAGTTAATTTATAAACATCGTGCTTATGAATGACAATGGCAATATCCGGCTGCTGACACTGGAAAACGACATGCGCGTGAGAGCCTTTTTCTCATCGCTGGAAGACCTTTCAAAAAGGGTGGAGAAAATACACGAAAACAATAAGCCTGCACTGGACGGGGAACGCTATTACAATGACAAGGAGCTGGCGGTGAAACTGAAGGTCAGCCGCAGGAGCCTACAGGATTACCGCAACAACGGCATACTGCCATATATCCGGGTAGGAGGAAAGATCCTGTATAGGGCTTCCGACATAGAACGGGTGCTGATGGACGGGTACCGGGAAGCGTACCGTTTGAATAGATGAACTTGAATCTACCCTCGTAAAGTTGCTTTTATTTCGTGAAACTACCTTCCGGGTATAGCAATTACGAGTGAAAGCAACTTGCTTTATGGTATGATGTCAAAAAAGAAAGTAGTTTGTTGCAAGATTTTTTTTGTTTCTTTAATCTTGATTCTGTGATATTGGCCGTTTTAACTTGACCCATAAACACAACATAGGTGTATCTTTGAATTTAGTCAAACATACATCAGCATCATTTAACATTAGGATTCTATTCCAATTGTTAGCTTTTAATTGAGGAACTTCCACTGCTTCATCGAATAAAGCAAAAGCAGCTCCCATGCTATTAAATACTCTAACAATTCGATTAACTATAATCTCTATTTCTCTCATCAGAATAGGTTGCTTCAGGTCATTGTTCTTATGAAGTATAATAACTGTTTCATCTTTTGATTTTCTTTCTATCATACAATTGAAATATCCGAAGTACTTATTGGAAGTATTCAAATAAGTTAGAGATTGCCCAGGTTTTGTTTCGACTCTAATTACTTGCCTTTTAGTATAATCGCAAAGGATTTCATCAAAATATTCATGCGCAGATTTTTTATTGTTATTTATTGCTTCATCAAATTTTTCTATAAACTCGTCTATTGAATATACTTTAGTACCGAAATTGAAAAGTTTGTATAATGTTTTGCTCTTTAAGCGCATACCTTCGTCATCACTAACTATACAATCGCAGTATGAGCCGAAGAAACTATGGCAACAATCTACTTGCATATTTTTAAACTTAACCTTCTTCCGAATTTCTTTATTTACTCCAAATAGGTCAAGAAGCATATATGACATATAATATACCGTTGCAAAATCAGTAGATGATAACCCTGTTTGAGTTAAAGTAGCTTTAATTATATCTAAGAAGGATAATCCTAATGGAGATGAGGCTAACTGTTCGTTAAAAACATTTTCACCTTCTGCTGTAATCAATGTAGGATTATATCTAGCAATAGTATTGTCTCTTATAATTTTGTATGGCTCCTTATTCTCATAAAATTGTGGGATACAAATTTCATTAATGATGTAAAAAACGGAGGATCTACTTGGAGTCCGTTAGCTGAAACTGGAATTCTTTTTGTTAGCCAATCAAAATCCAATTCTCCCTTTAAATCCTTAATGCTAATATCAACAATGTTGTTGATAGCATTTCGCTGCTCTTCTGTTATTTGTGAGAAATCAAAATTTTCAAGCCAGGAGAAATCATCTACTTTGCCTATAGTCTCAAAAGCCTTGCGTGGGGATTGCTTCATAACTTCCAGTTTATTGCTTTCATATATTAAACGATTTTCGCCAACTATCGATTGCATAAATTCCATTTCCGCATATTTAATATCCGTTTTATCATCTTGCAAATCAAACAAATGAGCATTTGAATAGAAAAAAAGAAACTCATCCTTGTGAGACAATATCTTTTCACGCAAGAGAAGGTATTTCTCCTCCCTTACATTGAATAGATGGCTGAATACTTGTTTGTCTAAATATATTGTAACCATAAACAATAAAATATGTATAAAATAACAACAATTTATTTATCATTTTTTTAATCTCCTTCAATACTAAACCTTTTTTGTTTTAATTCTGGTAGTTCTTTCAAATGTCTGCAAATCCATCTTAAAGGAATAGGTAATGGATTTGTAACGTGCTATCTTTTTTATCTTACTTCAAATAAAAGTGTAATGACTAGATGATGATAAAGATATGGAAAATAATGGATTTTCTCTATTATTTTCTGACTTTTCTCAAAATCAGTAATTGCATTATTACCACCAATTCCATCTGGCAGCTTACCAACAAGCTAGATTCAATAAATAAATAGCTGTAAATTAATAACATAAATACACGCACTGCTAAAACACTATTGCACTGGCAAGGAACTGTCGCGAAACTAAAAATCAACCGCAGGAATCTCCAGAGCTATCGTCGAAGGGAAGATATCTTATATCAAGTTAGGAGGCAAAGTGCTTTACTATCGTTCCGATATGGAGAAGTTGCTGGAGGATGGGTATTGAGGGACATTCTGGCATATATGGAATGAAGGGAGTATGGGAAATAACTTTTGAAGCCGATGTAATAATGCGTTTTTATATTTTCCTTTCGTTCATTTTATGTGTGTAATCTTATTGTTTTTCGTTCATTTTATGTGTGTAATCTTATTGTTTTTCATTCATTTTATGTGTATATTTGCAGTGTGTTTCATTCATTAAATGTGAACAGGCACTCTAATTATGGATAGATATGCTATAAATGAACTAGTTAGGTGGAAAGATGCCCGTAGACGCAAACCACTTATAGTAGAAGGAGCTAGGCAGGTTGGAAAGACTTGGCTCGTAAAGGACTTTGCTTGTAAGCACTATGATAATATTGCGTATATAAATTTTGAGGAGCAAATATATTTACGCAATCTGTTTGAAACGGACTTTGACGTGACAAGGATAATTTCTGCCATAGGAGCCGCCGCCCATCAGAACTGCATACCTGGCAAGACACTGATTTTTCTTGATGAAATTCAAGAGGCTCTGAATGGTGTTACCGCATTGAAATATTTTTATGAAAATGCCTCTGATTATCATATTATTGCTGCCGGTTCTCTTTTAGGACTGGAACTGCACAGACAAGCCTCTTTTCCTGTCGGCAAGGTACAGTTCATGACACTTCATCCCATGAGTTTTCTTGAGTTCCTTGATGCAGTCGGGGAACAAGCATTGGCTGGATTTATCGCAAAGCATGATTGGGAGAATATCAGACTTTTCGGACCCAAACTGAAGGACCTGCTCAAACATTATTATTATGTCGGGGGTATGCCGGAGGCTGTTCTGGCATTCAGCGAAACACACGACTGGCTTGAAGTCAGGGATATTCAAAATGAAATACTTGAAAGCTATGACAGGGATTTTTCAAAACATGCCCCGGAAGAGATTGTCCCGCGTATAAGACAACTATGGAATTCTTTGCCTGCTCAACTCAGTAAGGAGAACCGTAAGTTTCTGTACGGAGTTGTCAGGGAAGGCGCCCGGGCACGGGAATACGAGATTGCCCTTCAGTGGCTTTTCGACGGTGGACTGATTCATCGTGTCAACAATGTGTCCGCACCCCGCCTGCCGTTAAAGAGCTACGAGGACAAATCTGCTTTTAAGATTTTTGCCGTGGATATAGGTTTGCTGGGAGCCATGTGCGGGCTGGACTCGGATACTATAGTCAGAGGTAACAATATTTTTACGGAATTCAAAGGTGCGTTGACAGAGCAATATGTCTTGCAGCAGCTTAAATTGAAACATGAACCATTCTACTGGTCTAAACCGAATGCCCGTCAGGAAATAGACTTTTTAATACAGACTAACGGTGGTATAATCCCGATTGAAGTAAAGGCGGAAGAAAACCTTAAAGCCAAAAGTCTCAGACAGTTTGTTTTGGATAATCATCCCGATACGGCATATCGGACTTCCATGTCCGATTACAGACAAGAGGAATGGATGATTAATATGCCATTATATTGTGTTCCTGTTATATAGTCGAATATCTTTTTGAAAAGAACATTTAATTACCTTTATGTAATATGGAGAGTCATAATATATTAGAATATGGCGAATTTATAAGTTCTGTACGACAGAACCGGGATTCTAAATTCGGTTTTTTACTAGGAGCTGGAACCTCATTGTCTTCAGGCGTACAATCTGCATCGGATTGTATCTGGGATTGGAAAAGAGAAATATACTGTCGATATAATGAAAACCACCGTATAAATTTCCCGGACGCACGCTCTAAATTTGCGAAATCGCAAATCCAAAAATGGCTGGATGCGCAAGGAGGATACCCTGCATTGGGAGCAGAAGAGGAGTATGTCTTCTATGCAGAAAAAGCTCATCCAATCGCTTCAGACAGGGTACGTTATTTTAATAGTTTAATCCACGACAAAGTACCCTATGTCGGTTATCGGTTATTATGTCTATTAAATAAGTATTTGATAGTAGAATCTGTCTGGACAACTAATTTTGATGGTATGGCAGAGAGAGCGGCTCATCAAATGAATATTACACCTAAAGTCATAACATTGGATAATCAACAAGATATCTATAGAACCATATCTAATACAGAGTTAATGTGTATCTCGTTACATGGAGACTACAAATATTCGACATTAAAAAATACTTCTTCTGAACTTGATAACCAGTCTGAAGTTTTCTGTCAGGTTATGACTTACTATTTCACAACAAGGCATTTGGTTGTATTAGGCTATAGCGGTCGGGATAATTCATTGATGTCCGCTTTGAAAAATACATTTACCACTTCCGGGGCCGGCAGATTATATTGGTGTGGAATAGAGGAGTCTCCTTCCTCTAAAGTTTTGTCTTTGATACAAGATATTAGAAATTCCGGTCGCGAAGCTTTTTATATTCAGGTAGAGAGCTTTGATAAAACGATGATATCATTATCGTTAGCGTTGTCTGATGGAAATAGAGAAATGTATGATGTCGTGATGTCTGAAATGGCGAAATATCGGGAGAGCGTTAAACTTGAACCATTTAAAGTGAAAGGACATTGTGCCCGTTATCTACTCCGTGACAATCTATATCCGATAAAACTACCGAACTCCTTATTGAAAGTAGATCTTAAATCTGGTGCCAATATCGCTGATATCCGAAAAGTTGTCAAAAATAAGCCTATTTTTATCGCCGAGCAAAAAGGAACCCTCTATGCCATAGCTTCATATTCAGACTTGGAATCTGAATTGAAAGAATACTTTACGGGTGATATCGTAAGAACCCCTATTTCATTGAAGGACATAAGTGCTAATGGAGCTTTTAAATCAATATTTTTAAAAGCTATTTTATATGGGCTGAGCAAATTGATATGTCTAAATTGTTCTTTCGGGAAAAGATTAATCTGGGGTGACAAAGTTTTTAAGAATGTGAATGGGATGCCCGTTTTGTATGCTCTGTCTATTGGATTAAATTTTATCGAAGACAAAGAGTATGCAACCCTTTCTCTGCGCCCTGAACTTTTCTTTACCGATAAGGATATGCCTAAAGAACAACGGCAGGAGGTCTCTCGCCAGTACTTTTCTAAACTATGGAATAAAAAATATGACGAAACACTTAAGGAGTGGGAAAGTATCATATTCAAGAGCAATCATTTGAAGTTCTGTATTCCTAAGGGCAACGAAAGATTTCAATTTCAAATAAGCAATAACAGTTCGCTGTCCCTTCTATTGGGAAAAGATCATGATCCTGCAATCATCATCCCACAGCAACTTAGTAACAGGATACTTTTTAGAGGTGGAATTATACCGGAACCTCTCCTCTGTTTTCCCTCAATTAATGCAGAAAGGGATAATTTTGATTGGAATCAAATGCGTGGATTGGTTAGAAACAAGCCTACAGATTATTGGAAAGACGAAAAGTTCTCTATTGGAGTATCATTAAGTGTGATAGCTCCTATAGAAAAGTCAGGTAGGTTTGCCAGTTTTATTTCTAACCTATCGCGAAACTTGTCACCAGTAAAAAAAGACCACGATTATCTTGTAGACTATCCCGGATTTAATAGCGCATACCATACCCAATTATTTATTCCTTCTCCGGGAACAGATAAATGGCAATATTCGAAATTATATTACACTTCCGCATATGAGATTGCTTCCGATATAACACTAAAAATTAATAGACTGGCTATTAATGGACAGTCTGTCATACTTATTTTTATCCCCAAGGAATGGGAAAAATTCAAGACATTGAATCATAAGGGCGAAAAGATAGATCTTCATAATTATATTAAAGCTTATTGTGCTTCACGTGGTATTACAACTCAATTAATTGAAGAAAAGACTCTTACTGATATAATGCTATGTGAGAAAATATGGTGGTTGTCGTTAGCTATATATGTTAAATCTTTACGAACTCCATGGACATTAGCGTCTTTAGATGAGAACACCGCTTATGCAGGTATTGGCTACAGCATATTATCTAAGGTGGATAATGAGCAACACGTAGTAATGGGATGTAGTCACATTTATAATCGTTTTGGGGAAGGTTTAAAATACAAATTGCAAAAGGTCAATAATCCTATTTTTGATAGAAAGAACAACCCTTACATGTCTTATGAAGAAGCCTATAAATTCGGCACGATGATTCAAAATTTATTCCTTGAATCCATGGACAAACTTCCTACTAGGGTTGTAATTCATAAAAGGACACACTTTAGAAATGACGAAATTAATGGAATAAAGGATTCATTGAAAGCCGCCGGTATAGAAACTGTAGAATTATTAACCATCGAATTTGAATGCGAACGGAAAGAATTACCGTATGATATAAACCGTTATGGAGTGGGCATTCATAATTACCCTATCAAACGTGGAGCATATATTGTAATATCTGATAATACTTTTTTGCTGTGGACCCATGGAGTTGTGCCATCTATAAGAAATGAGAGTTTGTCGTATTATCCCGGTGGAATTGGAATACCTGCTCCGCTAAAAATAACCCGATATTCAGGCAGCAGTACAGTGCAAACAATTGCGACTGAAATATTGGGATTCACTAAGATGAATTGGAATTCATTTAATTTATATACTAAATTGCCGGCAACTATCGACACCTCCAATACATTGGCACAAGTGAGCCACTTGTTGCGCCATAAATCCGAACAGACATTTGATTACCGGCTATTCATTTGAAATGATAAAATCAATGGAAAGAACATATTGAAAACGAATAGGAAGAAATATGCGCCAGCCCCGACTGTTTCTTGGAGGTGAGGGAGTTTGCCGTCTGGAAAAAAGAAATGCCGGTCTGGGCTTTGGTATAAAGCCGCCCTTCCCCCGGCATCTTTTTGTTATATCTTGATGTTATTTTTTCTGACTGTTCCCGTCGGGTCGGTCGTTTCCGCTGTACCCGTTATTTTGCCCGGGCTTCCGACGAGGGGCAAGGTTCGCGGGGCAAATACACTCGGCAACGCCGAGGAAGATTTGCCCCGCGACGGCAAGACCGCCTGACCTTGCACGCTCTCGAGGCTCGGGCTATCTTGAATCACAGCGGAACACGACCGGGACGGTCCGTTATTTTTCAACCGGACTGTTACCACCCGTCGCGTTTCGCCGTTCCATCAATCGGTCCATGTCTTTCGAGATTTTGTCATCGGTCACTTTGGCATATCCCTGCGTGGTTCTTATGTTCGTGTGCCCCATCATCTTGCTAATGCTCTCAATCGGCACACCCGCCGAAAGCGTCAATGTTCCGAACGAATGCCTGCTCGCATGGTAGCTGAGATTCTCTTTCACTCCTGCCACTATCCCGATTTCGTGTATGCAGTACCATAACATGTCACGCTTGGGCAGGGGGAATATAGGCCTGCTGTCATCAGTGGTATTATACAGCGACAATATCTGTTCGGCTACGGGATGCAGCGGAATAAAGGATTCCACATCGGTTTTCTTCCTGTTGATACGGATATACTTTCTGCCGTCCGCGGTCGTTCCGATATGCGAGGGATAAAGCCGTTTTACATCGACATATGACAGCCCCGTGAAGGCTGAAAAGATGAACGCCCTACGGGTAAGCTCCTGTAACCTCTCCGGCATGGGCTGCTCCATGATCCGTTGCAGTTCCGCCCGGCTTATGTGTTTCAACTTGTAGTCCGGTTTCTTCTCGTAGGGGACATCCGCAAGCGGATTGAAACGGAGTATCTCCCTGTCCACCGCAATATAGATAAGACGGTTCAGCCATGTAAGGCAGTGGTTGATATGCCCATTCCCGCAGCCTTTGGTTTTCAGATAGAGTTTATAGCCCCAGCCGAAGTCTTCGGTAATGTCCTCAAAGGCGATGTCCCGCATACCCAGCGACAGCAGATACTCGTGCAGGTATACCTGTGAGGATTTAGACTGACGGTAAGAGGAGGTCGAATCTATCACTTCTGAGCGGATTCTCAGTCTTTCCCGCTCCTCTTCCCCGGCTTTCAGCAATGTGACCGGAACGGTTGCTACATGGGTAATCTCGTTCTTGAGCATTTCCGCCGTGACCATACCCACATCCTTCAACAGATTGGAATATGAGGTCTCAATTTTGGAACGGAGTCCGACAAGGAGGTTGTTTGCCCTTGCATCCTTTACTTCCCCTGTTTTGGCGTTCCAGTCTTTGGGATTGCAGTAATAACCGGTGGCAAATACGCTGCTCTTGCCGTCAATGGTGATACGGCACAGTATTGAAGTAGTTCCGTCTGTTTTGACCTTGCCACGGTTGATGTAGTATAGAATGGAAAAAGTGCTTCGCATAATCGAATTGTATTTATAGGGTTAGAGAATGAGTTTCAAATCTTTTGTCGCTTCGATATATTTGTCCATATCCTCGAAGAGTTTCTTAGGGGTTACACGAGCATACACCTGGGTGGTCCTTATATCCGCGTGCCCCAGCATCTTGCTGACAGTCTCGATAGGTACGCCGTTTTCAAGGGTCATGAGGGTCGAGAACGAGTGCCGTCCCATGTGGTAGGACAGACGCCCCTTGATACCGGCTTTCATTTTGATGCTCGTCAGACACCATTTAAGGGCCTGGTACGGGATTACGGGAAACAGTGTGCCCCGTGTATCGTCACGGTATTTTTCGATAAGGGCTACCGCTTCGGGCAGCAGCTTCACACGGCTCAACTGCCCGTTCTTCCCCCGACGGTATTTCAGCCACAATGCCCCGTTGTCGTCCCTTGACAGGTTGTCGGGAGTGATCGCTATTACATCCACATACGAAGTTCCGGCATAACAGGCGAAAAGGAACATGTCCCTGACAAGGGAGTGTTCCGGGCGGCATCCGGTAAGCTCTATATCCCGTATCTTCTCGAAATCCTCCTTGCTTAACGCTCTTGGAGCTGTTTCCTTCTGTTTGGGTAATTTGTAGTGTTCAAAATAAAATTTGTCCGAATATCCCTCCTTGAAGGCTATGCGGCAAATCTTTTTAAGGATGGCCAAATAATGGCGTACCGTCTGGACGCCCAATCCTTTTTCAATCACGACATATTCCTGAAACTCCCGGATGAACTGCTCGTTGAGCTGGCAGAAAGCAAGGTCTGATACTTTGAACCTGCTGCTGACGAAATCAGCGAGACGGCTGCGGGTATAGAGGTAGTTGGGAAGTGTACGGTGAGACACATCGATGCCTACGCGTGCCCTGACTTCCCCGATATGTCTGTCGAAGAGTTTGAGCAAGGTCATCCGCGTCCCCTTGCTGCCTTGAAAGGCTTCCTTGACTGCTGTCGCATCGAAATCGGTCTTTCGTTCCACAAGGGAGTCGAATGCGGAGTTTACAGCCAACAGCAGCTTGTCGATTTTTGCGTTGACTTCCACCGCCTCCTTGCTCTTTCCGTTCAGACGGCTTTCCCGGGGATTCCACAGTTCGGGAGTGATGGAGATCTTGCAGCTGAACTGCGCCATCGTCCGATTAACGGTGATGCGCCCCATTATCGGGGCTTTGCCCGACTTGTCCAGTCCGCTCTTTTTGAGGTAGAGCAAAACCTTGAATTTTTCTACTTTCATACGCTTATATTTTTAGTGGCAAATTTACCTGTTTTATAAGCGTTCTTCGATATGCAAAACTATGACAATCAGTGTAATATATCGCTGGTTCAAATTATTTAATCCGCTCTTCGTTACCTTATCCCTATCGGTAACAGCCCTGCTAACGATTTGGTAACCGAATATCCTCAATAAGCCTCGCTTTTTTGCTTTTCCTTTATGTGGAAGAATATAGAGAAATAGCTAATTACCAATAGATTGCGTTATGCTTTCTTTTCGTTTCCATTACTCATATTACTTCTTTCCTTCCATCTTTCCCGTCATACCTTTGCCACGACGGTTTATCTCTGCAATGGCGGTACGATTGAGGCACTTTCAAAGATACTCGGTCACAAGCATATCAGCACTACACAGATTTATGCAGTGGTAACGAACAAGATGGTTAGCTCCGATTTCCGTGCAATCTCCGCCAACCTTGCAACCATGCAGAAGAAAGTCCTTGACAAGAAACAGAAGAAGGTCAAGAAGCAGCAAACAGCCGCCTTGCGTGAAACCGCCTGATTTCTTCCGGCAAGGCAAAACGCAGCAAAGGCAGGAGTTCCGTTTGGAAGTTCCTGCCTTTGCTACATTTATCCATGCACCGCCTTCAAAAGTTAAGTAGGACTTTTCCCACGTTTGCTTTTTCGCTTCATCTGCACATAGTTTTCTTCCAGCATACGCAATATGTCCGATTGCCGATACAGCGTTTTGCCCGGCAACGCAATGAACGGGATAATCCTTTGCGCCCGGTAGTCCTGCAAAGTGCGGGTAGTGATATGCAATATCCTGCACACGTCTTCCCCGTCAGGTACACCTCGCCGTTCATTGCCGGACGGAAGTTCGCCGTCACGTTATCCACGTACTTCATACTCCGTTCCAGAGCTTCAAAGTACGCCTGTACCTCTTCCATGTCCTTTGTTATCACTTCCATCTTATTCTTCCTCTATCAGTTCCTTGCTCATTGCCGTTATAAACGCTTCCACATCTTCCAGCCTGTAATATATCTTGTGGTTGATCTGGCTGTATGCCAACAGTCCGCCGTCACGGTACGTTTGCAACGTCCGTTTGCTCACGTTCAGCTTTTCGCACACGTCCGCATTATCCAGCCAATTCATTTTCTCCGGCGGTCTGTACCGGGAACACAACTGCCGTACATGCTCGCTGAACTGGTTGAACCTACTTTTCATTTCCTCAAAGGTTTTCTTCTCGATAGTCACTATTTCCATATCTGATAATTTACTGTTTCCCGCAAATATACAGACTGTTGCGGGTGTGTCCGTGCGTTTATGTACCGCTTGTCCGTGCTTTGCTTCATGCTTGTAACTTTGTCATGCCCCATGCGGTGCAAACCTAAGCAGACGGCAACATATTTTTTTGCTGCCAGCATATTTTCCCCGTTTTTAATTGTCCGGTTCTCCGATAATCCATTCCTTTGCAACAGAACAATACATTTAACTATGGAACAACCCGTTTTTGTAGCACAATACACCTTCCTTGCCATTCCCGAAACCATCGAGGAAGAACGCCGCATTTTAGGCAAGGTCGCCCTCCGGTGCGAGTACGTGATCCGTTTCGAGGACGACGGCAAATTCTATTTCCTTCTCGAAACCCGTTCCGATTACGAAGCCCAGTTCGCCCGTTACGGCTGGTACATCGTCAGCCAGAGCGATTTCAACGAAAGGCTCACTATTGGCATGGGCTTGTACGAGAGCGGTCATTTGGCAGGTTTCATGTATTACTTGAAGTCCGGCAGCGAGGACGAAGCCCGTTTGTGGAACAGCATACTTATCTTTACTTTCTTCAAGGATTTCCGCAAAGCCTTTTTCCCGTTGGATAACCGTTTCCAAGGTTTCTTCCGTCTGGACGGGAGCCTGTGCCTTTACCTGTATGACTATTGCCCCGTCCGTCGTAACGACAAGATCACCTTCGAGGGCAAGAAGATTTCCAACCTTATTTTCAAATTCAAATCCGGGCAGGTAACAGACCTCTCCGTCAAACTCTTTTCCATCGCTATCAGTCGCATCCGTGTCATTCAGGAGAACAAGCACCGTGCCGTCCTGATACCTATTCCCGCATCCACCCGTGAAAAGAACCGCATCCGCTACCAAGAGTTTTGCCGTAAACTCTCGGCAGACATCGGAGTAGCCGACGGTTACGAAGCCATCACCCTGACCGCAGACCGTCCCCAACTCAAAGGTACGCACGGGCAGGACAAGACCGCCAACTTAGAGTTCCATCCCGAATATTTCAATGGTAAATGTTGCCTGCTAATAGACGACTTATTGACGACTGGAGAGGGATTCATTCAAACGAAGCGCAAACTGATCGAACACGGAGCGAAATTCGTAATCGGTCTGTTCCTTGCCAAGACTATCGCTTTCGAGGACGAACAGGAATAATAAACGATTGGAGATTACGGAATAACGACCTTGCGCAAGCTATCGCAAGGAACGGTTATTCCGTTTGTTGCATAAATAGGCGAGAACATTTGCACAAAAAACAGCTTACAGCAAATATTCCCCTCCATAGATTGAAATTCTGACGTGGAAACTTCGGGATGAAACGCAACCAGATATAAGTATTTGCCATTTTCTTCCCTTACAAAAGAAGTATTCTCGGAGCATAGGATTATATCTTTGGATGAAGTGTCTTCATAAGTGTTTTCATAACTGAAATCCGGTCTATCCATACCGACAAGTCGCAACAGACCACCGTTTACCGCCTTTTCAAGCCTTTTATCCGCTAAAAGTTCAATTACCCCGCTTTCATGTTCAACATCAACGTACAGACTGTCGTTTTCAATTATATTCCTCACTTTGACAAATTCTATCACAGGCAATTTTACTATTCCAAGACTAACCGGAACCGGTGTAAAAAACCACGTAACAACCAATATGAAAATAATAACGGGTATCGACAATAATAACGATGCCTTAAACTTCCGTTTAATCAGACACCCTATCATTATCAATATATTGGCAACCAGCAATAATAATATACCCATAATCATAGCTTTACAGATTTTGCAGTTAAATGTATCGCTTTATTATCCATATTACAAATGTAGCCATTTTAATTCAACCACCTTCAATTTTATTGCATTTATTCCCGCCCACCCGTAAGCGGTATAGGTCTGTCCCTGCTTCCCGTTCCCCTTCAAGCACTCCGGCAGGCTACATGCCAGAAGGGGAACGCAAAGCCGGGCAGGACAAACGGAACACATCCGTCCGTGCTGTCACCCGGAGCTTCGCCTGCCGTCGAAACTTTCCGTGCGCCATCCCGTCCGAATAAGTTCCCCTGATGTTTGTCCCGGCAGCCCCTTATTGTCTTACCCGTTTTTTCCAACCGTTATTTTCCTTTTTGGGGCTTTGCCGTGACTAACAGGATAATCCTTTGTCTGCGGAACTTTCGTCCCGTTTCCGCCACTACCTTCGCACGGCCATCCGCAAAAGCCGGATAGCTGATTGCTACGTCCGTTTACCGTAAACCGGACGAAAAGCACCTCGCCAACCCGCACAACACATTGCCACACAAGTACACTTCTTTCTAACCCGATAAATCGGCAAAAGAAGAATACTTGCGTGGCAAAGAGTTGTCTTTCCACCCCGCAATCACCAACCCGTATATTTCTTTCTTTTCCGGAAACCGGAGTTCCCGGTTCTCAAAACAAAACTTTCCCATCCTGTACCGATAAGTAATCTATCATTCATTTAATCTACTGGAAGGCTATTTTTCCCTAAGCTGATTGGAAAAACATTGACGAAGGTAGGCGGAGTCGAAAGCAAATCCGCAAAAATGCCAAATCTCCACCCTACGGGTAGTATTTACCATTTTTTCAGATGGTTGCAATTCACCTTTTCCGCTATCAATGATGGTCAATGTTCTTCCCAATCAGCCAAGGGAAAAAAATTGGTTGGGGCGACAAGCGATGAAAACAGAGTAATAACGATTAAAATTTGTGAGTTATGGCAACAACGAACAGCACCATCGAAAAGATTGCACCGATGTTCACCGATTTGTTAATCAAGAAAATCGAGTGCTTGAAAACGGATTGGCAAAAACCGTGGATTGCGAGCCTTGAACAAGGTTTGCCCCGCAACATCAGAGGGACGGTCTATAACGGCGGAAATGTCTTGATGTTATTGTTCTACACCGAGTTTATGAAATTCACTTTGCCCGTGTTCCTCACGTTCAACCAAGCGAAGGAAGAGGATTTAAGTGTTTGCAAGGGCGCACGCTCGTTTCCCGTCTATTATTGGTTTAAGTTCGTGGTACACAAGGAAACGAAAAAGACAATCAAGTACGAGGAATACCGCAAGCTGCCCGCAACCGAGCAGGAAAATTACAAGGTCATCCCGCAGATGAAGTATTACAATGTCTTCAACATCGACCAGACCGATTTTGCCGAAAAGCAGCCCGAACGCTACGAGCGCATGAAGAAGGGGGAGCAACCCGAAGACTATTCGGACGGGATGATTTACGAGGCGTTGGACGAGCTTGTCTATCTGCAAAATTGGTATTGCCCTATCAAGGTGCAGTATTCGGACAGTGCCTACTATTCGCCCTCTTCCGACCATATCGTTTGCCCGCAGCGTGAGCAGTTCCCGCAGGGAGCGGAATATTACGGCACACTTCTGCACGAGATGGCGCACAGCACGGGAAGCCCCCAACGGCTGAACCGCACGTTCGGCAGCTTCTTCGGGGATGCGCTCTATGCCCGTGAGGAACTTGTCGCCGAACTTACCGCAGCCCTTTGCGGTGCGTTCTTCGGCTACGCAGCCGCACCGCAGGAGAAC